TGGACCTCGATGGCGTCGGCAGGGACCTCGATGGGCTCGTCGGCCTCGGGAACGTCTACGAGAGGCATGTGCTGTTGGGGCGGAATGTCCAGAGAGTAGGCGTCTGTGGCGCCGCCACATTGACCGCGTGGCAAGCGTCACTTCCTACGTACGGTCACCCGCCTGCGGGCCTACTCCTCGTAGGCAAGCCGAAACGCCCGATCAATCATCTCGCTCTGGCTTGAGACGTGCGCCTCGGTCACGGTGCGCTCGCCGTCCGTGTCGCGCATGATGCCCTCCACGTCGATGTCGCCTGCGTCCGGCTGGTCCGGTACGTCCCGGTCGGCGGGCCAGTCCTCCGGCTCCACGAGCACGACTTCGATCCGGCACTCGCAGTGCGGGTGTGGCAAGATCGGCACCGCCTCGGGGTGGTAGCGGCCCGGCCCGTAGCCGAACGGGTCCGCTCGGGCCAGCACGTCGCACACGTCCGGGCTGCTTTCGAGCGTTGGGTGTCGAGCACTCAGTGTCCACTCCACGAGGTCGACGGCTCCGCTCTGCGCAGCCAATCTTTTCCCGGCGTCGTCAGCTGCATTGGCGACTTCGTGCGAGAGAATGCGCCGCAGGTTGGCCTCTAGGCGGCCGCCACGGGCGTCGACGTCCATCCCTACGCGACGGAGCGCATCGGCAAGGTCGTCGCCCGCCACAGCCCCCGTCACCGCATCGGCCACGTCGCTCGGCTCGGTGCGGTCGATGTCATCCAGTAGTTCGGACAGGTCCGGGTCCAGGTCTACGTCATCGCCCTGCGCGGCCGCCAGGATGTCGTCTACGTCCTGGGCTACGTCCTCGATGGAGGACCGCACCAGCGCCCGCACGCTCGTCTCGGACTGGCCCACGCTCTCCGGGGTCGACACCGATAAGTCGCCGTCCTGCGCGCCCCAGAGCGGCCCGCTCGCGTCGGCGAGCGCAGAGGCCGTAGCACCAGCCCCGAGCAAGGCAAGTGCCGCCAGCGCGGCCTCTTCGTGGGCATCTGCTTCCTCACGGGCCGCCTGTCGCTGTTCCTCAAGAATGCGGTCTGTGACGCGCCGGTCGATGCGGCGGAAGGCGCGATCATAGACACGACGCGGGCGAAACCGAGTGCTCCGCTGGAGTTGCTCCCGTGCTCGCCGCAGCTCCTCGGCGATAATCTGCCGCAGCTCCGGTGTCAGCTCGCCCCGCACCCGGTCATGGATGCGGGTGCGGGCGTCGGTGATGATCTCGTTGTAGCGCTCCGATGGGGTGGGCATCAGTCGGTGTATCGTTCAACGTCGTCCTCGATGTCTTCGACGCTCCCGTGCAGCGCCCGGAGGTACAGAAGCTCTGCGACGGTCAGGGCGACCATCAGGCTGTCTACGCCGAACTGGAGGTGCTCTACGCCCATCACAGAATCGTGTCATCGGTCGGCGCCTGCGCGGCCCGGTCCATGCGGGACCGCACCTGTTCCTCAATCTCGTCCCGATCCGGGTCGTGCCCCGCCTCGGCGTACATGCCCATCACCACGTCGGTGGCGGTGTCCACGTCCGCCGGGAGTCGCTGCCGCCCGAAGATCGCTTTCGCCAATTTCTCGTTCGCGTCGTCGTTGTCGCCAATGTCGGTCGGCCAGTCCACCTCAGGGTCCAAGTCGCGACCCGCGTTGCGGAAGTCCTCCGCTTGAGCCACGATGGGCAGAATCGATTCCTCCGCGCTCTGCATCGTCTCGGCAAGGACGCTCATCGCCGCAGCGGGGCCGGACCCGTGCCGGGCGTCAGCCTCGGTCGCGCTCATTTGCGTGGACGCCTGCTCTAGGGACTGGTACGCGGTGCGGTACATCTCTTTGCGCTTGCGCTCCAGCGCATCGGCCCCGTGCGGAAGGCCCTCCACGCCGACATTGACCGGCTCGTGCGTGCCGTGGTCCGAGTCGTACGGGACGGCGATGGCCCCGTCCTTCAGCGCCTTTTCGATCTGGGTCTTGAGCGTATCATCCCCGCCGGTGGCAATCTGTAGAAGCCCGCCGAGGCTGTTGGTGAGCGCCTCGTCCATCTTCGACTTCATGCGGTAGAGCGCCCGGTGAGCGCGGGCCACACTCAGCCCGAAGGACACTTTCCACGGGAGCGAAATGCGGACGGCCGGCGGGGTGGGCTCGCCCTCGCGCTGGAACGTGAACCCCTCCGCGTACTCACCCTCGTCGACCAGCTCCTCAGCCACGCCCTGCTGGTCGGACTCGACGTACACCTCGAAGCGGTCCGGGTAGTAGATCGTCCACGCCTCCTGTTCCTCCTGGTCGCTAAAGACCGTCCCATCGGCGCTCTCGGCACGGGTGCCCTTCATCACGACGGCATTCTCGGTGGTGCGCGGCACCTGCTGTGGAGGCACGATGTGGAGGCCCTGCGCCGGGTCCAGGATGGCCCAGCACTCGTCGTAGCCGAGCAGCGTCTCGGCAAGGTCGACCACGAGCACGGCCCACGACTCCTGCTCGGCGCCCACGCTGGACAGGTACTCCTCACTCGCTTCGGTGTCGCGGCTGATCTGCTCGGCGCTGGAGACGAGCTCGCCCACAAGGCGCCCGACCAGGTCGGCGGTATAGCGCTTCCAGTCGGCACGTTCCTTCCTCGCATTGTAGGCCCGGCGCGCCTCAAAACTGCCGCGCTTCAGCACCGCACGGGCATCGTCGCCGGTGAGCATACGGCTCACGAGCCGCCAGTCGGCAAGATTGCGGTCGTAGTGGGCGTCGGTGGCTTCGGTGACAGGCATGGGCTAGTTGTAGATTGCTTGCATGTATCGCTTGGCCGCCTCCAGGTCGGCCATGCCGTGAAAACTGCCGTCGTCGTGGAGGATGAGCGCACAGGCTGTTGAACCGTCCGAGTCGGGGTAGCCCTGCTCTCGGGCGTGGTCGTCGTGGCGCTTGTAGGTGCCGATCTGCACGGCCGCTTTCCGGCGCCCCTCGTGAATCACCTCTCGGAACATCGAGCCCTCGTGCGTATGGGCGCCGACGTAGATGTCCGGGTCCGGATCCGCGAACCGCATCGCCCGCTCCTGTCCGTGCGTCGGGTTGTAGATGGAGTGCCCCCGCCACTTGTGGCGTGCCCACACCTCGTAGGTGGCGCTCCCAACCGACACGGTGGCGCGAATGTCGTCGCCGTCGTAGAGCACCCCATCGGGGCAGATGTCCCGGCGGTAGTCGATCTGGGTCTCGCTCATGGTCCAAGCGCCGTGGTTGCCCCCGACGAACGCGACCATCCGCTTCCCCCAACGCTCCATGTACTCTTGGGCAAGCTGCCACTGCTCCCAGATCGGCGCGGCGGGCTTCATATTCTGCTCCTTCAGCCTGCCGACGATGAAGTTGTCCACCACGTCGCCCATCTGCCACACGTAGGCGCCGGGCGTCTGCTTGATGGTCTGCTGCTCGTCGAAGATGCGCTTCACGTTGGTCCCGGCGTTACCGATGTGTTGGTCCCCGAGCATCGCCAGCATGATGGGTCCGGTGTCGAACCGGATCGTCTGCGTCTTTTTCTTTTGCGCCCGGCGGTGCTTCTGCTCAAAACGGCGCTGCTGCTCCTCAATCGCCCGCTCGGGGTCGAAGCTGGTCTCAGCAGTCGCGCCGTTTACGTCCGGCTCTGGTGGCGTGGCTTGCCCGTAGCCGCCCGTGCCGTACCCCTGCAGGTCTTCAGCCGCCACCGATTGCGGGTCGCGTTCGGCATCGCTTGGGCCACTGTACGCTTCCGAATCGTCGGCATCTGGCTCTGCCTGTAACCACTCCGTCAACGCCTGCATCCGCTCGTCGTCTTTTGCGTGGGCTTGATAGTCGTCCTGCTCTTTCAGATCCCGCTGCCGCCACCGCCTGTGATTGTTGCGGGTCATGTCGAGCACGTCGGCCACCTCGGTATGCGTGTGGTCGGACCGCTCACACACTTCGGCTGCCTCCAGAATGAGCTCGTGCAGGTCGTAGGTCACGATCAGTTGAGTCCGATGACGTGGTCTGCGTCGAGGGGAGACTTCGGCTCCAGCTTCAACTCCGTCGCAGCCCAGACCAGCGCGTCCACGCGGTCCGGGCTTTCGTCGCTCTCGTGCGGGTCCCAGGTGGTCATCTGTGTCTCTAGCTCTTTAAAGCGCCCCGCGTGAAGCACCTTCCCTTGCTCGTAGAGCGCGGCCACCGGCTCAGCGCGCTGTTGCTTGCCCCGGCTGGCATTGATGACGTCAACCGGCAAGTTGCGGTCGGCCGTGCGCAGCGTCGACTCCACCATATCCCCGCCGAAGTTGCGCTCTGCCACCACACGGTCGGCCTGGAGGTCATCGTAGACGCTCTTGACCGCTTCGGCCCAGGCATTGGGGCTGCCCTTCATGCTCGCATCCCGCAGCACGTACGCCCGCTCACCCGCCTCGCCCACGGCGACAATGCCCACCTCGTCCGGGCCGCCGCCAGCAGGGTCTACGCCGATGACGATGCGGTCCAATGTCTCCGGCGCGTCCTCGCGCTTGATGTCGTTCCAGGACCACAGGGCACCCTGTGCCTCCACGAACTCCCCGCCCAGCTCCTGCCGGCGGAACGCCTCGGTGTACTGCTCTTCGAGGCTCTCGATGTAGCTGTCCGGCAGGTGCGGGTTGTCTCGCGTGGTGGCCCGGACCGTGGCGTGCTCTTCATCGGGGTCGTCAATGAATCGGGTCCAGACCCAGTTGTGACCCTTCGGGGTCGTGGTGAGCCATGCCCGCCCCGGATCGAGGCGCAGGCGGCCGAGCAGAATGTCCCACGTCTCTTCGTCGATCAGCGCTGCCTCATCGACCCAGCACCAGCCGAGGTTCATGCCCCGGAGCCGTTCGGGTTTGTCTGCGCTCCGGAACAGAATCCGATTCCCGTTCCGCATGTCAGCGTATAAATCCGCTTTATTGAGCTGGTCGATCCCGTCCTCGGCCAGCTCGCGGAATGTTGGCAAGACGACATCTTTGAGCATCGGGTACGTCGGCGCCACGATGGCGCCGCGCTCGGCCTGCTGGCAGGCGACCAGAGACGCGAGAACGCCCGCGTAGGTCTTTCCGGAGCCGACACCTGCCACGAACGCCCGATACCTCGCAGGCGAGCGCAGGAACTCGTATTGGGGGCCGGTGGCGGTGATCTCAATCATCGGTGTCGGGCGGGTTGATCTCTACAGTGAAGCCGTCGCCGCCGTGGTCCAGGTCTTTCTTTTCGTCGCTCCAATCGTCCGGGTGGTAGTTCCGCAGCACATCCTTCACCGCCTTGTAGTGCTTCGGGTGCTCCCGGTCGCGCATCATGGCGATCAGGTAGCCCTCCGCCTCCCCGGCAATGTCCTTGCGGCTTTCGTCGAGGGCCTCCTGCACCGTCACGTAGCGGTCGGCGTAGCGGTAGACCGTAGACGGGTCGCATCCCAGCATCTCGGCAGCCGTCTTAACGACGCCGTTGGCCTCGCGGACCGCCGTGCGGACCTGTGCCGCTGTGTATTCACCGTTTGGGTTTGCCATTGCGCGTGCGTGTAGGCGTGGCGTTGCAGCTCTTGTAGCTACTCAATTACTCCGAAGCGTCGTGCGTCTTCTGGGCGTGGTTCTCCTTTGTACTTAAACCCGGCTGGTTTTCTTTTTGTCGCATGTGAGCCTCTCATTGCCTCAATTGACGAGCTCGCGCCTGTCTTGGGCGATCTCGATGGAGTGCGATACATGTCCCAGTCTCTGCTTCGTGCTCTGTAATGAATCATCGCTGGATGACTCGTGGTGCTGTATACGGGTTTGCCGGTTGCTCTGAATAGACCGCATACATACTCATTCACAGCATTCCCAAGGCCGATACCTTGGTAAGCGGGTCGACATACCGTTCGATGCACCCTCCATCCTGGCGAGCTCGGGTGTGGGAAACTCAAAACAGAACAATAAACCGCAGGCTCTTCATTCACGAAGCCGACGAAGCACAAAGCCGCGCCGTTGTGCGTGTGATCTAGATAGTGATGTTCGCGGAATAACCCCCACGCTTTTCGATGAACGCGCCGTACCCGGACTTCAACTTCTGGCCGTTGAAGACAGTCCCGCGCAAGGCGGGCGGTGTGCGGTTCATAAACCCAATCCGGTTCGAGCCAATCCACTACGTCGTAGTGACACGTCACGGCCACGAACTGCTGATCTCGACGCCGAACAGCCTTCTGCACAGCCGTTGAGCCGATCTTCGCCACCGTTCGGTCAATGACGCTCGTGAACTCGTCAATCACGCAGAGATCCGGTTGCTCGGCAAGTGCCCGCGCAATCGTAGCGCGAAACTGTTCACCATTTGAGAGAACGCGGAACGGACGTAGCCACGTCGGCGGTGAAGAGAAGCCCACAGATGAGAGCAGCTTCGTCACGTCTTTAATGCTCATTCCGTTCGGGAACGCATCCACGATGCTTTGATCTTTCGGCCAGTCGTAGCCGTCCACGATGCTGTCTGCGAAAAGCTCTTCGGCTACAACTGTCTTCCCACTACCACTCGGGCCGACGATGAGGCCGACGTTCCACTGCTGCGGCAACTCGAAATCGACATTCCAGCTCTCCCGTTGCCCTTGATCCGGGCTCAAGTCGAACATTCCGCACAGTTGCTTCACTCGCGGCGTCGTTTCAATGGTAGTGTCCTTTACGATACGAGTGCTCGGCATTCGTATCCCTCTTGTTCAAGTCTATCGAGAAGCTCTTGCTGTTGCCATTCGTCTTCGCACTCAACAAGCACTTGAAACTCATCTTCAAGCATGTCGCTCTGATCTTGTGCTCCCACGTCCATCTCGCCCCGCCCGAGATCGTCCAGCAGTTCGTTCAGATCACCCCCATCATACCCCGTCCCTGTCAACCCGTCGTCGGTCGTCTCCAGGCTTTCGAGCAGGTCCGCCAGCGGCTCCGCCTCCCGCTCGGCCTTCTCAGCGGTGCGGTTATCCGCCAGCAGAATCCGCATCGCCGTCTCGTCGTCGCACTCCACCCGTTCGATCGGCACCTCGGCCAGCCCCACCTCCTGCGCCGCCCGCCAGCGGTGCTCCCCGGCGAGGATCTTGCCCGTGCTGTCCCGCACGACAATCCGGCCGTAGAAGCCGTTCTGACGGATGGACTCGGCAATCGCCGCCACGTCCCCGTCGTTCGGGTTGGCGGGGTGGGGCTCAATCTTGTCGATATGCACCCGCTCCTCGGTGCGGTTGATGATCTCGGGCATCGCGTCGTGTGTTACTTGAGAAGAAGCACCACCGCCACCCGGTCAAATGGACGCCGCCACCCAGGCGCGTCGATGCGCCCGCCACGGACGCCAAACCAAAGCCGCGACCCGAGCTTGCGAACGATCTGTCCACTGAGAGCGGGGTACGCGGGACCGCCCGCTTGTCCATACACTCGAAACTGCCACTGGTCAAGCGCAACCTCGGCCCTGAGCGTCCAGTCTGGCCACGGAAGCGTCAGCGTCTTCCAGCGGTACTGCGGCCCGGTGATGGTCACGTCCACGCCGTGCGCGTCGTAGCCAAGCATCGGGCCAATCCCGTCGTAATACCCAATCGATGGGCACCCTTCGCCGGCCGGGTGCGACGGCGTGGCCTCCCCGTTGCATCCTTTCCGTCCGATGCGCCAATTCCCCGGAAAGTGCGCGTGCCGATCTTTGTGCCGCCAGATGTGGTGAACCGCGTCACGGCGGACGGTAGCCCCAAGTTGAAAGCCGTGCGACTGGAAGCCAAGGTTCACACCGTGCCTGCGCTCGATGACCTTCCCAGCTTCTGCATTCAGCGGCGAGCTCGGGATCTTCGCATCACAGGCGCCCCACCACTTTACCGAGAGAAACCCCTCGACGTAGAGCACACCTAAGCGGGCGGTCCCTTGCGCCTCGCCTGTCATGGCGTGCTGCGTGCAGCGGGCGTGTTCAGCCCACACGGCCACCGAGCCCCGCGCTTCACCCGTCAGGGTCTGCGCGACTACAACTGAATAAGCGCCCCATAGGAGAACGAGGACTGCCACGAGATAAACGATGCGTCGAATCCAGCGGCGGGCCATCAAGTCGAGCGCTCTTTGTAGAGGGGTGCGGGGTCGCTACGTACGGTCATCTCGGGCCAGACCGAGCTTTTGGTAGAGCGTTGCGGCCTCGTCCGGAACGTGCCCCTTGTCGATCAGGTCTTCGTAGAGGTCTGTAAGAACACCCGGCTCGACGGCGGCCTCTCGGGCCTGCATTTGCCCCGTCGCGCCGTCACCGGGGCGCTGCACGAGGCGCGTGCGGAAGTACGAGCCGAGGCGGGCCTCCAGTCTATTCAACATCTCAAACTTGGACTCAGCCCGCACCATCGCCCGCTGAAAAAGCACGTAGCTTTCCTGAAGCACATCGCCGAAACTGAGGGCGAGCTCGTCCTCCGAGCGGCTCGATGCCCACCGCACGTACATTTCGCGGCAGGTATGCCAGATGTCGCTTGACCACAGCCCATACAAACCGTGCAGCGCCTTCGCCTCGGCGGGGCGCGGCTCCACCTCACGCACGGCTTGTTTGTTGCCGTGCCGCTTCGCCTCATTGGCGACTTTGCGGGCTCGCTCTTGCCAGGGCTCGATTGCAGACAGGTGGGACTCGACGCTCCCGCTGCCGGCCCATCGTTGCGTCCACTGGTCGTGGTCCATCACCGGAGGGCCGCTTTGATGTGGTCGGACACCGACTGTCGAATCGCGGCGACCTCTCCGGGATCGCTCGGCAGGCCGGTCGGGGCGAGTTTCTTGAGCGCCTCGTTCCAGTCGTGGGCACGAGCACACAGAAAGACGAGGACGTGCTCGTGGGGCTCGTAGCTGAGGAGGGCCTCCCGTAAAGCATCTTCTGCCTC